CTTCTTTTTAATGCGCGGATTAGTGTCTAGCTGGTTAATAAACAAAGACCGGCCAATAAATCCATTGGTTGCTTGTTCCCTGGTAATCAATCCGTTAAAGGTTTCGGGAGTGGTCAAGCCCATCAAAGATATAAAAGGTTTCTCTAATCCGTTGTCAATGTGCCCAAGCGCCCGCTCAAGGTTTGGTATCCTAGCCGCAAGCTGGCCGCTTGGGTCGTCGTTTTCTCCTACTGCCTTTTGGCACTGTTTAAGCTCCATTGACAGCGCCTTTCTGACATCGTCCTTTGTGTCACCCGTGAGCAGCATATACCCATTGGATTTTGAGTAGGCAGACATAAGAGCGGCAATAACGCCGTCCAAATAAGAAGCCCCGCCGTGCTTTCGGGCATTGTTTATGCGCTGTAGAAAATAACCAAACTCGTCTACATCGTGAAAGGCCGCTTGGTTCTTAATTAAGTTTCTAACAATCTCCTGCTCTGACTTTATTGGCCCATGGCTAGCGCGGTGAATGCCTGCGGCCCTGTGAACCTCGGCAACAGATTGGCTTATTGCTTCTTTTCCTGTGCCAGATCCAGCGACACAAAAAACAAATAGGTTTGCTGTCACATCGTCAATGTCGTCGGTATATCTTAATCCGCAAACATTGCCCATAGAGAATAGACCTCCAGCAACAGCTAGATCCTCTCGCGGGTATCTACATTGACTATTGATCCATGCTACAACGTCCCCAACAAACCCTGGTGGGCGCAACAGGTCTACGCCATCGATTGCAAAGGGTAGCCCGGTTTCGTCCTGCGGGGCGTCTTCCGGTACATCCCATTCAATACCAGATACAAACTCCACATCCTCTGTCCAGCCTCCTGCCTCGGCATGGTGAATAAGCGTTCCAAGCGTTACCGGGTTGGCGGACTTTCCGAACGACTGCCATTTCATGTCCATAATGCGCTTGTTATATTTTGAAGAGCCGGACGCCCATTCATTCCAAAGATAAAAGCCGCTTCCGCTGGTAGCGCTATGCACTGCCATTCCTATTCTGATAAATATCTCATAATCAAGATCATCATTAACTATATGCTTTAGCATGTCGGCAATGTCGGCGTCTGAAATGTCTACCTGTTCGCCGTTGTATTCGGCGCGGTGGATTTCTGGTTTTTCTAAAAGGTCAAGCAATTCCTGTGGCGCTTCGCTTATTTCATCCGGGCCACCCAAAACGCATTCATACTTATTACCGCTGGCGTGCATCGAGCCGGGCCCAACAACATAGCCGCTAGACTTGAAATCAATGCCAGGGTATTCGGCGTGAGTCTGTTTAAGGGCCATTGTCGGCGCTTTGAAATAAAGATGTTTGGATCCTTTGCCGGAACCTGTGTTAACTATCATTCCAGCGCCAGCAAGCGCCGGTATTTTCTCTAACAGCTTTTCATAAGAAGGGACGCCGCCATTCTTGGAATCAACATCGACAACAAGCAAGCCATGCACTAAAACGCCATAGCCGGTAGTAAGCTGGCCTGTTAGCTCCATGACTTCTAGCTGGTCCTCCGACCAATCTGGCGTGTGCTGCCAGTTTGCAGCAACGGGATGTTTGAACAATGCCACGCAATCCTCCCATCCGCAATTACAGCCCTTCTTTGTTGCGCCATAAAGCCCGAAAATCTTATATCCGGATTCTAAAAAATCCCTGTATAGCATCATCGAGCTATCCTTTTCTGAAGTGTTCCGAAAGCGTATTCATTACATTAAGCGTCGGGTTTGCGTCTGGATCATCCCTTATTTTCCGCAAAGTGTTGTAGTGCAAGCCTGTCTCTGCGGCCAATGTTTTTAGCTGAATCCCCGCTAGCTTTTCACTCAGTTGCTTTAAGGCCATTGGTCTGATTTCTGGCATTTTTCTAATCCTCGTTTATTTTGTAACATTAAAGTGTTGACAATAGTACATGCACTCAGTATCGTTGGCAACAGTTACAACAAACCAATCACAAATAAGGAGTGATAAATCATGGCTTTAGAAGGTGTAACAAAACCGACCGACCGCGCGCTGGTCGGTACAGTATGCGGAGATTCAGGAATGGGAAAAACCGTTCTTGCTTGTAGCTTCCCTAACCCGATTGTAGTAAGAGCGGAGGACGGCTTACAGTCTATCCCCGAAGCAACCAGACCGGACGCATTCCCTTTGCTGTCCGGTGTTGACGCTGTCGAGGATCTAAAAGGTCAATTAACGCAATTGATTCGAGAGGATCACGATTACGAGACTGTTATTATCGATTCGGTAACAGCGCTCGATAGAATGTTTGTTGAGCATATTGTTGCAAATGACCCCAAGAAACCTAAATCAATTAACCAGGCTCTTGGTGGTTATGGCGCGGGCTTAAGCGCTGTGGCTGCATTGCATAGCTCTGTCAGAAAGGCTTGCGGCGTTCTCAACACTAAGAAGGGCATGCACATTATTTTTGTTGCTCACGCCGACACTGAAACAATGGAGCTTCCTGACGCAGAGCCTTACACCCGCTATAGCTTGCGCTTGAACAAAAAGAGCGTTCCATACTATGTCGATGACGTTGACTTGGTTGGATTCTTAAAGCTTGAAACTCACGTAATTGGAAACGAGGGCGAGCGCAAAAAAGCAATCAGCGACGGTACGCGGGTGCTGGTTTCTTATAGCACTGCCGCCAACGTATCTAAAAACCGATACGGAATAACGGAAGACCTTGAGGTTGAAGAGGGTGTTAATCCTCTTATCGATCTTGTGCCATCAGTGACCGCGCCGCCAGCTAAGAAAGCTATGAAAGCGGCGAAGAAGTAAAAACCCCGACCACTTAATAAAACAGGAAGCAAGTTTATGTCACAAGAAAACTTTTGGGATACATCCGACGGCGAAAGCGCCGCAACAACAACCGGCGAGTTTGACGGCGGTGGCGGTGATATCGAGCCTATTCCAGCCAAAACCCAAGTTCTCGCGGCGATTGACGAGGTAGGCTGGGATTCAAGCGAATACGGCGACCCTGACGAATACATCAAGGCCCGCTGGACCGTTCTTGGGCCGGAAGAATACAAGGGCCGTAAGGTCTTTCAAAAGATCCGCGTTGAGTCAGACGACTCTAAAAAAGCAGACAAGGCAAAGAGAATGCTTGCAGCTATCGACGCTAACGCTGGCGGCAAACTTGCCAAGGCCGGTGAGCGCCCGGACGACATCTCATTGACCCAAAACCTTTGTAACAAGCCTATGGTTTTAATGTTGCAGATATGGAAAATGGAGAACGACGACGGCCAAGAAATGACCGGCAATTGGGTTAGCTCTGTTTCTCCGCGCGGCAATAAAAAAGTGGCGACAGGAGGCGGCATGAAGGCTGCTCCTAAGACTGAGCCAAAAACCGAGTCCGCTGGCGATACGGAAGCCTTTGACGACGACGTGCCATGGTAAACCACAAGCTTATATTTAAAACGCTAGTATAAGTTTGATTTTCCCGGTTTCGGCCGGGCGTTTTTAAAAGGAAAAACACAATGAGCGAAACTAAACAAATGCCGATTATATTTGCGTCTAACGTTGGCGCGATCTTAGGGCTTAACCCGTACCGAACAGCCGACGACGAATTGCGCGCAATGGTTCGCCGCCATCACGGCGCGGAAAGCGAAATAAAAGAGAATCCTGCAAAGGAGTGGGGTATTGCTAGTGAGGCGGAGGCCATATTCAGCTATGAGCTTGAATCCGGCTTTTCTGTTGTTAAGCCAGAACTTGACTTATTCGAGGGATGGCTTGGCGCTAAGTCCGACGGGTTGTTGGGTGATCGTGGGTCACTTGAAATAAAATGTCCTTATCATTTAAGGGAGGCTGAAAAGCCGGTCTTTAAACATATTTTTGATATGCCTCACTATTGGGCCCAGGTGCAGATAGAAATGCTTTGTCATGACAGGCATTTTACTGAATTTTACCAATGGACGCCTAACGGGCAAGACTTGGTAAGGGTTGGCAGGGATCGGGAGTGGATAAACGAAGCGCTTTTAAGGTTGTTAGTCTTTAAAGACAAGCTCTATTCTGAGATTGACAACAAAATACATCTAGAGCCAAAGCGCCCCGTCATAAAATCCAAAGAGGCGCTAATGATATTGCGGCAAATCGACGACTTAGACGAAGCAATTGACTTGTCAAAAGAGCGTCGAGGACATCTAATGGCGCAATTGATTGAAATGGCCGACGACAGAAATGTTTTAATTGGTGACAGAATGCTTACCAA